CCGCCCCGTTCACTGCAATAGTGAGGCCTAGCGCACTGCCGCCAGCCCAAAGTGATCCGCCCACTTCGATAGCCTGGCCAATGACTTCTGGGCACAGATAAGACTCATTCGCGCCCAATCGGCGGCTGACAATCAGCTTATTGCTTGCGCCAGCAGAACCGCCAGGAGGCACGATATACATCGTCAAGATAAGCTCGCCCGCCGTCGTGTTTGCGACCGTGCAGGCATCAATTCGAGAGCGAGTAACCGGAGAGGCGACCGCGTAAAGCGATGTATCTGCAGCCGGCAAAGCTTGCGGCAGCACGAGTGTTTTGTAGGTCGTTGCCATGGCTACTGTTGAATTTGATGGATTGACATGACGCAGGATGGCGCGGCGGGGGCAAATGCCGTTGACGCCACTGCAGACAGTGTAACGTTTGTGCTATCGGCCGCCCACATGAGTTCTATATAGTCGCCAGCGGCAACGCTCTCAAAAACAGACCTACTTTGCGTTGTGATCGCCGTTGCGCTTTCTAGTGACAGTTTCAGCGAAGAGTTTGCGATATCTGCTCCGTTTTTGCGCAACCATACCCAAACGTTTTTGACGGACGCAGAACCGCTGACAAGCTGAACGCTGAACGAAAACGAGTAAAGGCCAGCGTTTGCAATAACAAGCCTAGATGCGGGAGAACCGATGCTGATGCCGTTCGCAGTGCTTGCGGAATCGAAAGTGATCGTGTAGGCGGTATTTATTGCCGCTGGCGTTTGGTTAGTGGTTTTGTTAAACCTGCCGTAGTGTTTAGTTTGCTCAAGGATTGGTCGAACAAAAATCTCGCCAGCGGTCGAGCTGATGACGCTAGCGACTCCAATCGGGATTGCAAACTGCGGGGCCGTTGGCTTGGTTGACGTGATCGCGCCGGGAGTTGTTGGCGATGCGTAAAGCAGCGCCCCAGCGGTGAACGCCGATGTATCAATGCCACGCACAAAGCCAAATGCCGTGACGCGACCAATCGAACCATTGGGGATGTTTTGCGTTGCAACGCCGCCAAGATAACCGATTGGCATAGTGCCATCGGCAATGTATTTGACCCCGATTGGGACCCCAGAAGAAACACCTCCAAACCCAAGAACAGTGCCGTTTGTAATTGTGGCGCCGGATGTATTGATGACGCGAATGTACGACTCAAGCCCGATTTGTTGGGTAACGCCGTCAAGGTGGTGCAGGTTGATAGTGTCATCAACATCATTCCAAACCATCCGGCGCGGCACCTCAGCGTGGGGCGCCGACTTTCTGAAGTCGATATAGTCTAGAGCTGGTGAATTGGTCTGTGCTGGCTTGTATGGTCTGGCCGATAGGTCGGACACATCGCGCGCTACCGAATCGGTAAATGCCCGAGCCGCGCGAGATTGCGCTGATGCGTTAGATGCCTGATTTGCCACCTCCTCAACCAAATCAATGATTGCATTGGTGTCGCCCGGGACAATCTTTAGCAGCTCCTCGAAATATTTGACAAGTTCGTGAGTTGGGAGAAACTGCTGCAGCCTCTGCCGCGTGAGCGGGGCTAGGATTGTTTTGTCAACCATTCAGCGGCTCCACGCGAGCTTCCAGCCTCATGAAACTGACCTTGGCGTCAGAGGTGCCCCGAAATTTCTGCATGCGGTAGTTTCGCACCATCCCATTTCCCCGCCAGGCCAGACGCTTCAGCCGCTCACCTTGCTTGCCTGCGGCAATGGGGCGCTCCATGCTCCACGTTTCGCCGTCCTCCGAGTAGCTGGCCCACACGACGGGATCAGCCCCGAACGCGACTCGACCAGGCAGGGCGACTAGCTCTAGGTCGTGGACGATCCCGCCACGCCCCTCGTTGTAGAGCATGAGCGTGCCAAACTCCCACCCAACAACCTCCCCGTAGTGGCTCGCAACCTCGTCAGTCATGACTCCAAGGTTAGAGGTTGTGGGGTCATCCGCAATCCAGCGATCGTAGGCCCACACAAGATTGCGCGCCCGGTAGGTCGAGCGGCCGACGACAGCCGAACTCAGCTCGAACCACACCGGCTCTTGGGCTGCTTTGGACGCGTTGAGGTCATAGACCAGGCACACATCAGGGAGGTGGATCATCAGCCAGTTGTGGCCCTTATCCACCTTCGCTCGGACGACGCACGCGCTCAACTCCGCTTCTGAGTAGTTCAGCAGCAGCTTGTCAATCTCACTCGTGCTTAGCTTCGTGGCATCGCCTGGCGCCATGGCCCACACAGCCGGGGCCTCGTTTTTGCCGGAGCCGACAAACGCGATTGACCCGCCAAACTTGCAGAACGCCTTGGTTCCGATAGCGCCGCGAGAAACCTGCGCGCCTTCGATAGGGGCGAATGGGAAATTGTCGCCGCCTACGTTTGAAAACACTTCAATGGTGTATCGGCCAATTGCATAGGCTTCGTTGAGCAGCTTCGTCACCCCCACAATTGGGTCAGGGTCGGCCTCAGCGGTGCCGTATTTCAGCGGGTTGACGGCTGTTTTATCGCTCAACTCCGTGACGATCAGAAACTCACCGTCTGTCGAGAGGTTGTATCCGGCGATCCAAGTCCCATCGATGACATTGCCAAGGTCGGTATCCGTCACTTGCGTGAGCGTCGAGCCATCCCAGTAATACAGCCGTCCACCGGACCAGATGGAGAGATAGTCCGGGCCGTTGTCAATCGTTACCGGCCCGCCCGCGCCAACGTCGCCAAGCTCCGTGATTGCGCCAGAGCTGGACACGCTGCAGAGCTTCGAGCCCATGACCCAGTACAAAACCCCGTTCCACCAATAGCCGCCACGGCCCACGCCAGGCCCGGAGCCAAAAAGCTCGATGCCATCGGCAGGGCGGATGTAGCCCTGACTAACGCCGCTCTGCTTCGGCACCGGCACCATGTTGCGCGGGTACTGCGTGCGCAAGTCTGCGGCAGTGTCCGCGTACAGGCCAGAGAGGATGGGGATTTGCATGAGCTTGCGGAGGGGATGGAAATCAGTAGCCCATTGCAGCCAGCCGGGCATTGGCGGCAGCGATCAATGGGCCCTGCCAGGCGTTGGGGCCGGCAGCGTCGCAGGACATCCCCCGTGGGTAGGCCGGGTCGGTGTCGTAGTTCCAGAGCAGGCTGATGTCAACGCCCGAGTTGATTATGGAATCAAGGTTGCGCTGAAATTTCGACGCTTGGTACAGCGCAGATGCAGTGCCAGAGAACGGTGTGCCGGGCGCGTTGTCGATAGGCGCCGTCGCGATCTGCCTGCTTGCAGAGAGCGTCGAAAGGGTGTATAGCCCAGACCACGCCCCAGCGTCAATAATCTGCACCTGGTCACCGGGCTCGCAGCACAGGGCGTCGGCACCGCTGACAGTGATCGTGGCCATGCCATTGGTCGCTGTGATGCTGCCGATATGCACCGGCTGGTCGCCCCACTCTCCCAAAACAAACGGCTTTCCGTAGATAGCCGGCCAATGCCGACAGCCGGCCAGGAACGAATCCAGCCCGCGATCATTAGGGGAGCAGTACGGCACGTTTCCGTACCAGTGCATTTGTGCCGCACTGGTCGGGTTGTCCAACACAAGCTCGCGGTAGTACTCTGCAAGTGGGAACGGAATTTCACCAGCCCCACCAGGCTTGGCATAACGGCATGTCCCGTGACCGGTGAGCGTGATGCGCTGGTTGTCAATGGCGCGCACGATGCCATCCCACCACGCTAGCATGTCGCGCATTTCTTGCTGGCTGTAGGTTGTCGTCGCGGTCGGATAGCTGGACTGCGTACCATAGGCGGTATTGACAGCCGCCCAGCTCATGTTTGTCTGGTTGGCGTAATTGTTAATCTCGTTGAACCCGACGTATCCACCCACAGCCTCCTCGGCCAAGTATCGTGTGACCATTCGTTCAGTGACCCTCTGCACCAAGCCGCGAGCGTTGCTGCCAGGGGTAAACAGGGCTCGGCCAGTCTCCCCCGTCAGGTCCGATGGCGTCAGCAAACGCGGAACGGCCACCAGTAGCACGATCTGCCCCCGGCTCCGAGCCGCTGCAACAAACGGGTCAACGTAGGTGGACAGGTACGCGTCAATGTCGGCGTTGGTGACAGTGCTCCACGTTTTTCCGTTCAGTACGGCCGCCGTCCACTGGTTTGGATAGATCGGGTAGGCGGCCGTCCGGATTGCCTTGACGCCGATAGCCGCCAGGTAGTCCAACCCGGCATCCCGCTCAGCCGCTGGCGTGGCAATAAAACCGGTCGGGTTTGTCTGCCCATAGCTGCGAGCTATACCCCACCTGTAGTTACAGCCGATGTTCCGAAAGCGAACACCATCCCGCAGGGTCGCCCCGTTGAGGCCGACGGTGAAACCGCGCAATGCCATGATTAGTTCCTGAAACGGAAAGTGACGCCGTTAGCGCCGGTCGTCGTGCCCGCCTTAAACTGCAGCCTGAACTGAGTCCCCAGGCCGACGCGCACGATTTCGGCGAATCCCGCCACGATCTGCGCATTAGTCCAGCTCTTGAGTACCTGGACAACGCCTGATGCGACCGTGACCTGCAGTTCGGCCGTACTGTCCCCGGACAAAGTGCCGGTCGGAGTGCAGGTTAACAGGATTTCGTCGGCCGATGCGGTGTAGAACGTGCCGCTAGGGGAGATTGAGCCGCCATTGATGAGCAGTGGCGTAACAATGGCTGTGCTGGATTGTGTGACAGCCTGGGTTTGGGTGGCGTTGATCGATCCAGCGGAGGCGGTAAAAGTCATGACGGTCTCCTTAGACGTTGATGTAGACAGAAAGAGGGCCGCCGGTTTGGACGGTAACCTTGAAATAGTAACCACGGAAGGTGCCAGCGCGTTTGGCTGCGAGGGCTAGGGCGACGAAGTAGGCCGACACGGCCAAAATGCCGACCTCAAACTGCGTGCTGCTTGCGTAGCTGATCGTGTACGCCTGCCCGGCCGTGGTGACGCCATCAAAGCCGAAGTCGACCGCAGCGGTTGAGGCCGTGGAGCCGGAATCAAGCGCGTATGCGATCCGCTGATCGGGCGCGAACTGGACCCACGAGCTGGACTGCCCTACCAATGCCCCTTCTAGGACCAGGTTGCAAGCCCCTGACACCGATGATGGCCGCCCAGTCTGGTCTAGTGCGTCGGTTGTCGAAACAACTTCGTAGACAGCGCCGGCCCCTGCGCCCCAAACCTGCACGGAGCATGTATCGCCAAACGGGCCAACAGTAGATGTGGTGTCGATTGACTCATCCACGGTAGGGCGTTGCGATCCGCCCAAGCCAGACACGCGGTAAATGCCTTGACCAGTGAGGATAACCTTTTGACCCGCAGCAATGGGGACGGTCGTTGTGCTGCCGGCGGAGACGGTGATTTGAGCCATGATTACCCCACTCGATACCAGATTTTCAGGACGCCTTCAAACTTGAGGCGGAAGAATGCATTTGCCGCCAGCGTGGTCGGGGCGCCCGTGACTATGGCCCCATTTCCGGTGATGGTCGGCGTCGTGACGGCTTGGGTTGTGTTGACCAGCAGCTCCTGCCCGTGCGCGCAAGTGGCGACGGCTGGGAGCGTGATCGTTCCGGCTGCGTAGCCAGCGGCGGGCGTCAGCACCAGCCAGACGGATTGCCCATCCGTGGGCGGGGCAATGGCGACGTTGAAGCCGGTCGCGCTGGGCGCTGCGTATTGAGTGGCAAACGTGCCATCCTCAAGCCCATCCAGCACCACGGCCTGAAGCTGGGCCAGCGATGTGCGCCGGCTACCACCGTTGGTCGTTGAGAAATAAGGGATCTGATCGGAAGCGGAGATATCCGCCTGCGTCAGTTCGTTGATCGTTGCAGACATGATTACTCCGTGATTTCCAACTCTCCGCCGTTACTCACGGTCAGCGGGTCGGGATTGGATTGGGTGAAAAACGGCGTGCCGATGGGCGATCGGTTGCCGGCCCCAACTGGCAGCGTGTTGGGCATCGATGTGGGAAGCGGCTGGGCTGCGTCGATCAGGAGGCGGTCATATCCGTCCCGTGCGGCGCGGCGGGTGTCCACAGAGGGGGTTTTGCCGAAGCGCGGCGCGATGCGGATAGCCAGGTGCATTGCCACGGTCTCGGCCACGGAATCGGCCAGGCCAGAATCTGCGTCTGGGTCATCGCTGGACAGGTTGTAGCCCACGCGGATGCCGTTGCCGTCCCATGTCGCCATCTGCATATCAAGGCGGGACAACGCCCACAGCACCTCGTCAGGCTGCAGGTCAAAAGCGCTCGTTGCTAGGCCGTTCTCTGCGAAGGCCATTTCGATCAACTCACGCTTGGTAGTCACTTGCGGGCCTCCGCGATGAGCTTGGAAAGGCTTTCATCGGTGGCATTCTTGCGCCAGGTCAGGCCGAGTTCACGGGCTTCGGCTTCCAGCTTCTTGCGGGCCGTGGGCTCTTCGGGCTCTGCAACCTTTTCGGCTGGTTTATCGTATTGGCTGAACAGCCAGCCATCGGCCAGCGCTTGCGTCGCCTCGTCCTTGTCTGCAACGGTGCGGACTTCGTACAGGCCAGTTTCCAATTGCCAAGCCCCGCCGGGCCGGCACATGAAACGCGGGAATTCCAAGTTGTCCATAACACCTCGCAAAAAGCCCGGGGGATGAGCCCCGGGCAGGCCGGCCGCCACCACGCGGCCGGGAGACGCACTCAAACCTGATTTGCCAAAATCAGCCCGCAGCGGTCAGGCAGCAGCACGGTCGCCGCGTAAAGCGTGGTGCAGCGAACGAAAACCTTGCCGGTTTGCGCGTTCATTTGAGCCACCATGACAATGGGCACGCCGTTTTTGGTCGTGCTGGTCATGACCTGAGCGCCCGTGCCCGACGGGAATTCCAGCTTGCCGTAGTCCAGCGTAACTGCGCCTTGTTCCCAAAACGCATTCACCGACTTGCTGGCCGTGTTCAGGAACGTGAGCGCAGCACCTGCGGCCGCCTGAGCCGTGACGTTTTGATACGGGCCAGTCGTCACGATCTTGGGCGTGACAGTCAGGGACGCGGTACCGCCGCCAGAGACAACACGGAACGTCATCGGCTGGCCGGTGTCGCTCTTGTCGATGTTGTGGACAGCGTTTACGCCTGGAATCGTGAAGGCGTCACCGTTCTTGATATTGGCGATGTTGGCGCCAGAGACGCCCAGCGTGCCGTACCGGTTGTCAGTCGGCAGGTCGCCAGTCATCGCGGTGACGGTGTGCGAGGTGTTCGCTGTCACGGTCGTGCCAGTCACGGTACCAACAGCAGCCAAAACGGCGCCATTGTCGGTCCGGAACGATTCGAAGTTGGCGATGCCGGGGACGCGCGAGCGCTCATAGGCAGACTTCGACCAGTCAGCCATGTAGGCCTTGTTGCCCAGATCCTTCGAAACGTCCTTGTAGTCGAACGGGTTCATGAACAGCTTGGCCTGGCTGGCGCTGATGCCGCGAGACACCATCAGGGCTTCGGCGGTTGCGCCGTCGTCCCAGGTCAACGCGCCAACCTTTTTCACGACAATCGACGCCTGGGCCGCGACAGCGGCGTACAGGTTCTTATCGACTTCACCGGCCAGTCGGGTTGCAGCGGCGCGGCCCATGCCTTCCATGTGCGCCTTGTCGCGCAGCTCATAGGCGCTGAGTTCGTAAACCACGTTGTCCGGCGAGCGGAAAACGGTAGGGACAAAGCGCTCGATAACGTCGGTGCGCGTGGCAGCGGAAACGTCCAGGCCCGTGACGACAGCGGCCTGATAGTCTTGCTTCTTGTAGAAAACGTCGTTCGCGCGCTGCATCTTCTGCGGCGACGGATACGTCGTGGTAGCAGCCTGCGAGATAACGCAAGCGGAGTCGAAGCCGTCAATCAGCGGCTCGAACATCATTTCCAGGTCTTTGGCCAAAAGGTTTGCCATGATTCAATTCCTTTGAATGAGAAAACGTTAAGGGTCTCGTTGTCTCATTCACAGGCTGAATGGCGGCCACTGCCCCTTACGGGGGCGAGTCGGGTGATTACTTTCCGAGTTTCGCTTTAGCAGCGTGGTATCGGCTGTAATCACCAGTGCGACGGGCCTGTTCTCGCAGTTGCTCCAAACTGGCAGCGCCTACAGACTTGCCCGTCACTTTGCCTCGGACAGGAGTATCGCTAGGCGGCGGGAGAGATTCCCCCTTCTTGCGCGCCGTTACGGCCACTTCCTTTTCCAAGTCCTTGACAGCATACGCGAAATCCACCGGGTCCGCAATTGCTGCCAGCTTCTTAGCTCGGCCGGGATGCTTGCCAAGCACATACACCAACACTTCGGCTTTCGGGTGCTTGAGCAGAATCCCCTGTTGGACGACAGACAGGCTCTTCTGCACCTCCGCTTCCGCGTCCTCGAAATCGGGCTTCTTCAGGTTTGCAGCCTTGCCGCGATACTCTTCTACCCGCTTAGCCCACTCGGCCTGCTGGGCCTTTTGGGCCTCTTCGGCCTGGCGCTGCTTGGCGTCATGTTCGGCCTTTCGACCCAGGTATGCCTTGAGCTTTTCGGCGTACTTCTCGCCGTCGAACCCGATATCGTCGTCGTCGATCTTCGGCTCAGGCCCCAGCGGCTCGAGCTGCTTCGGAGCAACCTGGCCCGATTCCAACGCATCCAGGCGGGCGCGCAGTTCACGACTCTCGCGCTCAAGGCGGCGGTTTGCGGTACGCATCTCCGCAAACTTCGCCGCAGCGCGGGGGCTAGTCCCATCAGGGAGTTCGTCCTCTTTACCAAGAGCCTCACCGTCAAGGGTGATTACAAGCTCTTCTTCCTCTTCATCCTCAGCGGGGGCTTCTTCCTCGCTTTCGGATTCGTCGGATTCTTCCTCGCCAGTCTCCTCCGTCTCTTCAGTGGTTACTTCGTCCTCTTCGGGCTCGGCAACCTCTTCAAGCTCGGGGTCCTCAACGATATCGGTTTGTGTGTTCATGCGTCTCAGTGGTGGTGGTTTGTATCAATCATCGCGCAAGGTTGAAAATATTTCAACTTTCCTCGACTCTGCATGGTTCCGGATTCTTTTCAAACCGCACAACCTTGATGGTTTCCGCGCCCTCAAGCATGGCTTTCATTAGGCGGTGCCGGCCGTCCATCAGGTCTCCATCCTCGTCAATGATGATTGGATAACTGAGGTCGGCTTCGTTCACCGCTTTCATGTGCATCACAAAGTCTCGCAGCTTGAGTTTTTCGTAGGTGTAGTACACATACAAATGGTCAAGCTTTACGTCCATCACTGGCAGGCTTGCGGCAAGGTTGTGAAGCCTTGCCACGCTCCAAACGTGGCGCCCAATTTGGCAGCACTGGTCTTTGGGCTCGCACCATTTTTCGATATTCATGCGGCGATGTTACGCGCCTCCTGGCGTTGGCGCAATCTGCGACATATCGACGGGTTGGAAAAGCATATCCCGCAGGATGCCAGCCGATGCGAGCTGCTGATCCCGCACTGTCTCCATGGTTTTGGCGTATGTCTCGGCAGTTTGAGCGCGCTTGAGTTCGGCGTTCGTGATCGTCTCGACGGTCTTAGCCTTGGCCTGCTGGGCGTTCGCCGCCGCTTCTGCCGCTGCAGCCAGGAGATATTGCGAGTTCGGGTCAGGCTGCTGGTTTTGCGCGGCCTGCATCAACTCCTCTTGCTCTTCCTTGGTCGGCTTAACAGCGCCCATGCTGACGAGTTTGGAGCGGTAGTAATCGCGGTAATCGCCCAGGCCCTCGCCTTCCATGTTCATGATTGCGGCTGCGGTCAAAACCTGGATGGTTTCAGGGTCTTGAGTGATCGTCATCAGCCCTGTGATAGCCCGGACGGTTGCCGCTCGCTTGCTGGAGCTTGACGGGCCAATCTCTACATCCGGTTCGAAATTGGCCTTCGCCATCTCGTACAGAATCTTTTGCTGATCGGTTTCGGCGTCGTATGTCGGCTGGTTGAGCGTAATTGAGCCCGTGACGCCGTCCTTACTCACGGTCTTGGCCTTGCGGTTTTCTTCGCGGGTCAGTGCTTTCTTCATCGCCAGCCAAATCTGGCCGCTACGTTTCATGGCCTTGCCGAAATTGGACATGTAAATAAACGTCTGCATGTCCAGTTTGTTCTGAACCAGCTCAACCGCCTTGCCTGACAGGTTCGCGTGGAGTTCTTCGCCCGCCTGCTGTGACCCAAGCAGAGACTGCAGCGATTCACCCGTAAGCTGCATCAGTGCAGCCATCGCCGGGGGGACGTTTGGCACCTTGCTGTAAGCAGTGGGCGCAGCGCTGCCGGGGATCGGCTGGCCGTCCGGCCCCTTTAGTGGGTTGAGCAGCAGGTAGGGATATGGACTGATTGCATGGTCCGACCACATTTGCTGATGCCCTGTGATCTGCTCCGGCGTGACGATTGGCACCTCGACGGGCGAGCGGGCCGCAATCTCTGCCAGCCAGCTCATCAAGGTGTTTGTCAGGCGCTGGGCATCCTTCGCCAGGCGGACATGCCCGCAGTAACGCTCGATGCCACCGATAACCGAGCGCTTGGCGTAAAACGGCACGATGGGGATCATCCCGCCCGGGACTTCGCCGCACTCCTCGAGGATTTGCGAGCCCGTCATGAGGTACTTAAAGCACCGCTTGCGCTCCACCCGCTTGCGCTTGGTCTCAACCCATCCGGTGGCGGTCAGCTCCTCAAGAATCGTCGGATCGTCCTTCAATTCCTGCTCGGAATACTTCTGCTTCTGCGTGCCGGTCAGGTCAGTGAACCAAATCACCGTTTCCTTTTTCTCTTCGACGCGGTAGTACTCGCAGACGTAAACCACATCAGGCAGGACCCAATCAAACGTTGGGGTATAGATTCCCGTCGGCCAGTCAGCGGCTAGTGCTTCGGGCCACTCGTCCTCAAATTCGGCGCGTGGCATTGGAGTAACGACAAAGCACGTTTTGGCATCTGCCTTATCGTGTCTCTTCGCACCCAGGTCGAAAAACACAGACCGGTCAGCGTCAAAGATGGGCTCAATGCAGACGGTTTGGCGGTCGTCCTCCTCGTCATCATCGTCCTCATACTCCGCGCGCAGGCGCCAGGCGCCAATCCCGCCCGATGTGCCCTCGTCGAATGCGTTGTCGTATGCCTCATCTGCGACGGACTTTTTCTCATCCGCCCGGAGCAGGCCGGTCAGCGCATCCGCGAATTCGTCGTTGGGCTCGCCGTCCTTGGGCTCAAACAGCACATCAATGCGGTTTGCCCGATACTCGTTGAAAATCCGCATCACCGCGAGCTGAACGCGGTTGAACTCAAAGCGCGGCTTATTCTCAAACTGCTCGCCCACCGGCCCTTCCCACTGGGCCGACGAAATCATGCAGAATCGGCGGTCCTCATAGCACTGGGCGCGCTCGTCAGCCTCAACGCTTTGGATATCGTCAAATTCCCGCAACGCCTCCACATGGATGCGCTTGAGTTTTTCCTCGTTGTAACGTGCCATAGTCATTCCCGCTCGGGGTAATGAGCTGCTGGCGGGCTCGATTTACTCAGCTGACAGTGCTAGTTTAGCCGCGACGCCACGGGGACGCTACAGGGATGGGCTCAACCTTTATCTCCTGCGTGCGGCCAATCTCCCCATAAGGGATGGCGTAGCGCCTCATCATGTAGGCGTAGCGCGCCGCGTCCAGAACGTCATCCCTAGTCTTGACAATATGGCCCTTGTCGTCTCGGTGGTACTGCAGGAACTCATCAAAGAAGTCCCGCAGGCCGGCGAACACCTTGAACTTGCCTTTCAGCATCAGGTCGCGCAGCTCGAACAGACCAGCCTCAACGCCGTTCGATCCATCGGGCCATGTAGCGTGAGACGCCACGAGTTTGAAGCCTGCGGCCGAATAGTAGGACTTCTGCTGCTTGCCTGATCCCTTCTCTGTCTGCAGGCCATCCAGCGGCCAGGCTGTCGGGACATTGGCAGCCCACGACTTCACCGCGCCCCAGGCGTCCGATGGGCTCACGCCTGATTTCTTCCATGCCTTCGTGAGGTAGAAAGTCTCAGATTCTTGGTCAATCACCAGTTGAACCTGCGCCTGCGGGTGATCAAACCCGAAGTCCATCCCGTTGATTACCCGGAAGTGCGGCGGGATTGCAAACGGAGCGCAGGTGATTTCCTCCTCTGCGATATCGTAAATCCGGCCGTGGCCCAGCATCGGGACGCCCTTGGTTCGCATTTCCCGCTGGTGAGCTGGGAAGCTGGCCAACAGGTCTTCCTTGACTTTCTCGCTCAGGTGCGGCGCGTCATCCCAACCCTTTTGCATGCAGAACTGCGCGCGGCTGGGGGAATCCATGAACTGGATAACCAGGTCAGTGCGACCATTTTCCGGGGTGAACGTCAGAATACCCCGGCCGCCGCGCCCACGGTCGCCCGATGCGGTGCGAACAAGCACCTGCGGGAATATCGAGCCGTCGCGCGGCTCCTCGTCAATGTGGTACCAGTCCACGGCGTCGCCCATCAGGGCATGCTGGCCCTGGCTGTAGCTCCAAAACTGGATCTTGGCAATCTCCCCGCTCTTGTGCTTGACCATCAGCGAGCGCACTGCATTCGGCGTGCCTGTCATGGACTCATAGCCCACGATTCGATCGGCCGGGATGATTCCGCCCTCGAACTTGTCGCCGTTCTTGCGGCCCACAAGCGGGGTTTGGAGCAGGTCGCGGGTTTTCTCTCCCGAGTAGCCGAGGCACCAGATCAGCGGGGCATGGTCAAACCTGTGGCCTTCCCACCCGTCCGGGTATTCCCCAAGCGCATGCACGCCATCCATGTACGTGCCAAGGTAAGTTTTACCGATGCGGTTTGCTGCGATAAGGCAGCACTGTGAATGCGTCGCGGTCTCACGCACGAAGTCCGTTTGCCATTCGTACAGCGTTGCGAACAGCGAGCGATGCAGCGATGCCTTCGCCCGCCTGGCCAGCTCCTCCTCTAGCCTAAGCAGCTCGGCGGCCTCAGCGCTTGTCAGCATTCTCGGCAGTCTCCACGGCCTTGATACAGGCGTCGATGGTTTCAAGCACTGTTTTCATGGCAAGCGAGCCAAGCAATTCCGCATCCTCGGTCGTCGCCATGTAGCGACGAAGTCTCTTTAGGGCGCAGATAGATCTGCTATGGGATGACATTCCGTGCAGCGCGTGATAGGGCACGTATCCGCAAGGACCGCATTCAATCTCAATCGGCTCGCCGATGGTGTTCGCCATGGTTAGTCCTCGTGGGATTTGATGAGGTCTTTTAGCAGCCGCAACGCGTCAGCCTGCGCTCCCGCCGCGCCGATAGAGAGGCCGCTGCTAAACGATCCAGCGGCGGCATGCCGCGCTGCATCCTCATTTTCAGCCAAGTAAAGCGATATCTGATCAATCACCGCTTGCAGGGCTTCCAGCGGGATAGCCTTGCCAGCACTGACGTAGTTCTGCTGCTTGTAATACAAGCTCCCGTCTTCCCGCTCTTCAATGAATGGGCTTCCCTGCTTGATGGGGTTTTCGAGCGCATAAAGACGGGCCTTGATGGCGCGCAGCTCTTCCAGCAGATCTGCGTTAATTGCCGGCCGTCCCCATGCTCTAGATAGGCCTGCGTCCAGGTATTGCTGATAACTCATGGTCTTCCTTGTGGTGGCTTCGCTTTGCGCGAAGTGTGCCCGTCTCAGGTCGGTGTTTTTGCTGCCTACTTGCTTTCCGGCGAAGGCTTGCCGGTGCGTTTTGCGTGCAGAGCGGCGGCTTTGGCCTCAATCTCAGCATCTGTCAGGCCGGATAGCGGGGCTTCCGGGTCTCCGGCCAGGATAGTCCGGTCTCCGTAGCGCTTCGGATCCCACTTTGCCAGGAGCTTGAGCCGCGTGTCCACGCGCAGCCGTGAGCGGGCCACGAACTCAGCATTCACCCTGGGGCCGTTCTCGGTCTCGATGGTGTCGGAGCTTGAGTCATCGGCGATACGCAGGCAGTCGAGCGCGATGGCGTCAAAGCCTTTTTCCCTCGCGCGCGCGATAGCATGAGCAAAAACGGGGTCAGCGTCCATCCAATTCCGCACAGTGTCGTCATGAGGGAATCCGTCATCCCTGCAAATCTGCGCCAGCGGCTCGCCCGTGCTCAGGCGAGCGATGATCTTGTCTGCAATCTCTTGGGTGAATGTGCTTTTGCGTCCCATCATTCCTCCCGCTCAACCATGACGGACACGCACCCTGCGTTTGTCACTTTCCATCGCACAAGCTCCTTTGTCATGGGCGGCGGGCGGCGCAGCACCCAGTTTCTCAGGCGCGGCCATAGGCGCTTATCCGGCTTGCATATGCCTTTGATGGTGAGTACGTCGCCCTCTTTCATGGCGTTCGGTGTCGTCGTTGTCACGATCATCAGTTGTCCATCATGTGTGTAAACGCCACAAACGCAAGCCCAAATAGGGCAGCATGCGGGATAATGGCTGCTACGAAGCATAGTACAAAAATGGCTAGGAGGTTCATCATTCGCTCCTCAATGGGTAGCCGGGGAGATGGCGCATACTTTCCGGCCAGTCGCACCACTCAATTCCGTCTTCATAGGCGGACTTATGCCGTGAGCAACGTGCAGCGTAATCGGCCGAGTTGCACTCCAGGACTGAAATCGACCAATTCGACCCATCCCACCAGCGCCATACCCCAGTGTTTTTTGAGATGCTCGTCGGCCACCATCCCACGGCAGGGGGAGGTCCACTTTGCCATTTGCTCATGATTTACTACCGCAGTAGCTGCACACCGGCTCATATGGTGCGCCGCAGTTGATGCAATGATGATTGGTCTTGAGGATGTACTTCAGCGCCTTTTCACCCATGGCCCGGTGGAGCCTGTACTGCTCATGCAGATATTCCTCGTCATTCTTGCGCAACAACTCCGCCTGTTCGCGGTAGTCAACTCCTGCATCGTAGCCGGCAAAAAACGCGCCAATGTCAAACATCACACGCCCCTCCTAGCAAGCGCTACCTGTGCAGCGGCTCGGACGATTGCGCGGCACGTTGAGGCCTCGGCATTGCTGACTATTGGCTCAATAAGCTCAATTTCATGCCCGTCTGGCATGTCAACCCTAGCCGCAACATGGGGGCTTGCGTGCATGTAATCTTGATCCCATACGGCTACGCCCATAGAGAGCCCTGCCATCAGCCGCAATGCGTCGGCGTTGTCGGCGACAAGTGGCCGCCACGGCTCACCATTCACGAACGGCGCGCAGTACGCACCGCCCTTGCACGTTCCCGTTTTCCATTCGATCTTGAGCCCCGCCGCTTCGGCCGCCAGCCCCAAAAGCTCTCTGTCTTCCATGTGCGTCTCCTGGTGCTTGCATTGTACTACACATCGCGCCATGTTGCGCGCACGCTTGTTACAAAATAGTCCTTGTGTCTCCGCTTTTCGCTGTTATATTTATTCCCATGGGCTGCACGGTGCGGCCCGGCAAACAGGAGCAAAGACCATGACCAAGCCCCATCTTCACGCCGCCGAAACCTGGCGCAACCCGAAAACCCTTCAGCGCGCCAAGGTGTGGCCACAGAGCCGCTGCGGCATCGTGCTTGACGTGCACATCGACGTGTACGAGTATCGCCGGTGCATCGGGAAGTTCCTGACCGGCTTCGCGTCCATCGAAGAGGCCCGCGACTACCTGACGCGCAGCGGCTTCGTCCGAGCGGCATGACACCCCCGCCCGTCTGGCCCTTCCCGACTTGGCGCGGCGCCCCGTACAAGCCCGCGCCTGTCCCGAAGACTCCCCGCAAACCCTTCGAGCCCGCGCCGTTTTGAAAGACCCGCGCAACTACCGCGAGGCGCACACCGCGCTCCATCCTCGCCCGGCCCCGCCGTGGGCGCGCCCCTCAACCTGCCGCCGCGCAGCTCGTCCCGGCCTCCTGGCGCGACTGCTCGGCCTCTTTGGAGTCAAGAAATGACCCGCTATCGAATGGAATTCCGCAAGGCCCTTGTGACGTTTTGGGCTGAGGTCGAGTGCGATCCAGCCTCACGCCGCCTTGTTGGCGAGGAAATCGCGCGCCGGCTGCGTGCGGGGCTGCTGGATATCACTGAGGTAGAAGCAAATGGCTAACGACGAAATGATCATCGACGGCGTTTTGTGCTGGCGCGCCCGCCCTGGTTTGGCGTGGTCGCCTGTAGACACCCCTGAAGCAAAAATCGTGAACGCACTGGCAGCGCTCACCGATGAGCAGCGCTGCGACGTAGGCCGGTGGTTTTGCGCCAACTGCGGGCAGATGAATATTGATGGGCGCATGTGCCAATGCTGGAACGACGAATGACTGACAAACCAAAACGCGGCCGGCCCACAAAAGCTCCTGGCGAGCGCAAAAAGCCCTGCTCACACACGCTGACCATTGAGCAGCAGGAGCTGCTGGCAATCATGGCGCAGGCTTCTGGAATTTCTGCGTCATCGTGGGTTGGTCGGGCTATTGAGACTGCAGCCCTTGCCGCTGGCATTCGGCCTGCATGTAAAGCACAACCATCCTGACTGTGGACGATACGCCCGCCTTGCTTCTGGCCTGGCGGGTGTGTGTTCTGAGGGTGCTGACGCTGATCCCCATTGCTTGAGCTGCCCGCTTGTCCTCGCCGTGGTCCCGTATGGCTTCCACGGCTTTTCGTTCTGTGGGGGTTAGGTTTTGAGGATATGGGGCATCGTAGTTCGCGCGGCTCTTGTTCTTCATCCTTTTCCCTTCTCTAGCGCGTTCGCTTTTGCTCTTGAGGTGTCGCGGATTTCCCGCAGCTCGTCCCTCTGCCATTTGTGGACACGGTTGTCTGCGTAGAGTGCCGCAGCCACTTCGGGGCCTAGGAGTCGGTCGGCAGCTTCCCTCATTTCCCAATCCTTCGTAGCCCCTGCGGCGTTACACCGCTTGCATTGGCCGTGAACGTTGCGCTCGTCGAATCTCAGATTGTCGGCGTTGCTGCGCGAGCGGATATGGCCGGCATCAAAACCGCCCCCAACACCCCCAAGAATCAGCGTCTCACCGCAGACAAAACAGCCCTTCCCAGCGTCTCGGAGTCTGACATAGCGGTTGAATTCCCGCTGCGCCTCCTTCTTCAGCTCGGGAACCGTCTTGAGATTTTCGAGCTGTTCGCGGGTCTTCCGCTTGTCTTCTGCCTTCGCTTTTTCTGCATCCTTGAGCTTCTTGGCTGACACCATATCAGCCGCGCACTTCGGCGAGCACGCTTTTTGCATTGGTCGGGATGGCGTGAACATTTCACCGCACCCGCCCTTTCTCGCGTCGCATCGTCTCGGTCGAATAGTCGGCATAGATACCCACATCATTCAAATGCCCCTTCTGGCGCATCGCGCCCCAGGCTAGTCCTAGACCACACTACCCCAGCTTGGTCGCCGTAAGCATGGCCCAGGGTAATCAGCTCGCTCATTTCCTGCACGGTCATTTTGCTGGTGGACTGGCCCAGGATGACGACGCCGCCGTCGATTCCTCTCGCCATTCTTTGATGACACTTCAACCCCGCAGTGAGGATGTGCTTTACATCCTCCGGAGATAGTTTCGTCATCTGGCCGTCAACCGCCCATTCGCACTGTTTTGACAGGTCAGTCAATACTGACCACATGAGGTTGTTTTGTTCGGTTGACCTGGTGGCCTTCTTGACCTCAAGACTCAGCTTGTGCCCAGCAATAAGCATTGCTTTCATCCACTCAGCCAGATCCCGCAGTTGTTTTGCTGCGGTTTGCCAGTTGTGCAGCGTGAGCGACCTGCGTTCTGTCACGGCGCGGCGTAAACAGTGAGGTTTCCGCTTCTGTACCTCTTCAAAAGCCCGCGCTCGACCATTTCTTTCATGATGGTGGCCGCAGGGCCTTGACGGACTCCGAACTTCGCGGCCGCGTCAGCGGTTGTTAGCTCCTCGTCCCGGTTGCGGTCGAAAAACGCCAGTAGGTTGTTTTCGAGCTGGTGGCGTTCGCTCTGCATGAGCGTAACAAGTGTGTTCATTCGCGCTCCTCATGTGTGGCGCCAGGGGCTTGGAAAGTTCCGGCCTGCTGCCAGGTCCACCAATGCCGCTGGGTATGGTCGTCGGCGTAGGTGCTGTCGGCCAGGCGCGCGAAGTTGGGTCGCTTGCCGGCGCCGCGGCTGCGGCGAGACTCGGCGAAGTAGGCCTCAAAGCGTTCGCGGTCGGCCGGCGCCACTGCAGGGGCTGCGGCGCGGAGTTCGATGACATCCCGCTGCGCCGCCGCGAGTTGCTCAAGCAACTGGTCGCGCTCGGCTCGCAGCGTCGCTTCGTTGGCCGTCAGCAGCCGCTCGGCCTGGCGGTAGTACGCCTCGGCGTGCTCGCGGTCCTTGCGGGCTTCCTCGGCCGTCTCCAGCGTCAGCGGTGTGACGACAGGGGCCGCCTCCAGCATGGCTTTCCAGATCGGCACGATGCGCAGCGGGAATTTGGGCCACTCCTGGGCCTTCCACTGGCCCTCCTGGCACATCTGCTGGGTAGGCTCGATAGGCACCAGCGCCATGCCGAACGGCACGCTTGTAGCGCCAGGGGCTGCGGCGAGCTTCGCCGCGTGCAGTGCGTCATCCAGCACTTCGTAGGCGCGCTTGCATGCTCGGAGCATCTCTTCATAGGGCGCTGCATTCAGCCCCATCAGCTCCCGGTTGTCGAGTGCGCCCTGCGCGTCGAGATAGGCCTCAACAGCCTCGATGAGGTTTGCCACGTTCCCATCCCCTGCGCGGGGTGATTGATCGTTTGTCATGTTTTATCTCCTGCTGTGCTCACCAAGGGATATCGTCTCCCATGTCGTCGAATCCACCAGCCTGTGGGCGGTTTTTCGGGCCGCCCGGTCGGTCGCCATGGGTGCGCGGCGCGGGAGCCGGAGCTCGGCCTTGCGGCTGCTGCGGCTGCTTTTCTTCGCGGCCTCCGAGCAACTGCATTTCACTGGCCATGATTTCGGTTGTGTAGGTGTCGCGGCCTTCCTTGTCCTGCCACTTGCGGGTCTTCAGGCGGCCCTCGACGTACAGCGGATTACCCTTCTTGACGTATTCGCCAACGACTTCAGCAAGCCGGCCGTTGAAAACGACGCGGTGCCATTCGGTCTCCTCCTGCTTCTCGCCTTCCTTGTTCGTCCACTTGTAGGACGTTGCGATTGACAGAGTGCACCAGGCCGTTCCGCTGGGGTTGTAGCGAATCTCTGGCTCCTGCCCGACGTTCCCGAGCACTGTTACTTTGTTGACGGATGCCATTAGTACGCCTTCCCGCCAGCTTTCTGGCGATTTTCGAGTTTGTGATCTTCGCGGTTCGCGTTGTATTCCATCTTTTCGACGATGGCGCCGCCAAGGTCAAGGCCAAGTGCGCCAGCCAGGTCTGCGATGCGGATCATCGCGTCAGCCAATTCGACCTCGATCATCTTGCGGTGCGGCAGCTTGTCGTCCATCAGGCCTTTGCGGTGGCCTTCCATGGCTTCGCTGATTTCGGAGTGGATCAGGCACAGCTTTTGTGCGACAAGCGCTTTCCCAAGCCTCGTATCATCGGTGCGCACAAGATTGACATCCAGAGGCACACCGTCACCGCCACTGACGACGCCCCACCATCCGGCACGGCATGCGTTCCCGTGCGCCACTTGCACCAGTCCGTTAATTCTTTCCGCCAGCAAGCAGAAAAAGACTTCTTTATCCACATTCATTCTCTTCTCCTAACGTTCAACGTGCGTCAATTGTAGCGCCACCAGGCGCCGTTGCAAGCTCTTTTTGCACTTGCTCGCGGGTCTTCATCTCCACATATTTGGCGATTAGCTGATAGGTGGTCCGCACCTCATAGCGCGCCCGAAGTTCGCTCATGTGGCACTCCATGGTCTTGATGGATATGCCCATCTCTTTGGCCGCCCGCACCAGGTCGCCCGCACGAATGACCGTCTCGATGGTCTCGATTTGCCGCGCCGTCGGCTTGTGAATGACTTCTGGTATCACTTGCCAGCGAGGGGCAGGCGGGATGATTGGCTGTGTGATGCCTGAGCGGCGCCCGCCTACGCATGTGGATATGAGGTGCATTACTGCTCCTCTTTTGTCACCGATAGCATCGCAGCTTCCAGCTTTTTGATTTGCTTACGAAGTGATGTTATTTTTCTTGTAATCATTGCATTTGCAGCGGCGGCGGCATCTTCGTAGTTTTTGTGCGCGCTTGAACCCATCTTCAGCAAACAAAGTGAGCTCACCTTTTGCCCATTGTGTGGATAAACAGCTCCGCTGCTCTTAAAAACTGTCGCCTCAACAGCGACGATGCCAATCGTATGGGCGTATTTAGAAACATAGACTTTCATGATTGCTCCTCTTGCTCTTCAACAGCCTCCAGCGCGGCCCTTACGCCGGCCGTGTCAATGCCAAGGCCTTGTGCAACCAGCTCAATGCACTGCTCTTTGCTGTAGCGTTTTAGTTTCATGGCCCGGTTGTAGCGGGATTTGATTTCGTCGGTCATGTCTGCTGACATTTTTAGGTTTCCTGTGAAGGGATGGGAGGGGCGGCAGATGCCGGGTTGACGGCGTGGCCAGCATTGAGGCGAGCGAAGCACAGTCCGAGCAACTCCAGCGTCGCTTCGGTGCATTCCTGCTTGGTTGCGCCGCAGACCGGCTCTGTCACGTATGTCATGCCGAGGTCGGCATGCTTCATCGGACGTTGCCAGTAAACCTCGTTGCCGTTGTTGTCGATCAGTCGCCAAGGACTGCGGCTGTAGCCGCGCTTCTCAATCTTCATTGCCGTCTCCGTAGACCAGCGGGCGAACGTGAATCGTTCGTGCGCAACTGTCGAGGTCGTTGCCCCGGGCCAGCTCCAGCATCCAGTCCAGGTCTGGGGTCGATCCGTCATCGCGGAGGTAGTCGGCGACCCACAGAATCCTGTGGCGGACTTCGCCAGGGGCGCCGTAGATGCGGCGCTCAAAGACATCCCAAGCAACGACATTGCTGACGTTAGCCATTGGCGCCTCCGTTGTGCTGTACCGGGGGCTTGGCCGTGCCCATAGCGGCGTCAATGGCCCCGTCAATGCTTTCCGCCACGTAGACAGCATGCGGCGTGCTGAAGCTGTTCTTCAGCGTCCGGGCGCCCTCGATAGCCATGCCCCTGAGATTTGGCGAAGAGCCGGGAAGGCTCTTTAGCCAGCGATACCGCGCCGCGTCTCGCACATCGTCAGCCCCTACTGCGGGGGCTGGCGTCACAGCGTTCGGCCAGCGCTGCTCGTATTCGGTGTCGCATTCATGTGCAGGCGCGGGGGCTTGGTTTTCGGTCATGTCTATCTCCTTTGAGCCTCAATGATAGCGCCAACTGGCGCGGATGCAAGCTGTTTTTACTCGGTTGTCTGCTTCTTTGCGGCGCGTGCATAGGCCCTCGCGCGCTCGGCTCGCATCGCTGGCGGGAAATTCTCGACTGGGATCAGCGCGCCGCCCGTGAATAGCGTCGCTTCGTCTGTCGAGTAGTGCAGCGCCCGCTTGTATGCCTCGCGCTGCTCCGTGGTGATCTTGTCGCCGGCCTCGTCTCTGCGCTTCAGTTCTCGCGCCCACGCCTTTGGGTCTGAGGAGGTTTCGGCGTCTCGCTTCGCCGCGACTAGCGCCGTCAGCTTTTCGCGGTAGCTCTGTCGCCGTTCCGGGCTTGCTGGCGGGAGTGCGAGACGCTCGCTCTTCGTCAGAGGCAAGGCCTGGCACTCGTCCCTGGCTGCAATGGCTGGGAGCCGCCCCGCCTCAACAGCAGCCAACAAAACCCGCTTGCGCTTCTCCATGTCCCAGCCAAGCGACGGCACCCACTGAACGGGCCTGCCTTCGGCAACGGCCTTTGTCACGAGCTTTGAGTAGACCTCTTTAAACGTCATGCGAGCGCCTATCCTGTCCCCATCCGACAGGAGGGGAGCGCAGGCCGCGTGCGCCTCTGCCATTTCGGTCGTCCAGACTACCGTGTCATCCTCTCCTGTTGGAGTCATTGACCATGCCTGCTCGACGCCAGGTCTCTCGTTGTGGGCCGCCTGCTCGATCTTGTCGATGATATCGGCCGGCTTCGGGACGAACCTGCCACGGTCGCGGTCTTTGACATGGGCCGAGAACGCCGCCGACACCTGAGCCAGCGAGTACGGGAGCAGTGCATTGAAAAAAAGTGCTGACTCTTCGGCGCTGCGCTCATGCTTTCCGTTGCTGAGCATGCCGCTAACGGCGTCTAGCATGCTCTGGAACGATTCAAGGTCAGAATCAAACATCGATCACATCCCCGCTCTGAAAAAGCCCTAGCGCCCGCCTGGTGGCATCTGCGCGGCTTGTTGAGTTGCTGCCGCCAATCGTCTGAATGCTCGCCCTCTGCTGCACCTCCGCGCCATCCCACTTCGCAGCCCGCAGGTACACCACAGGCGCCGGGATGTACTCGCCCCCGTTTTTCGTCCAATCGTGACTCCCAGTCATTGCTTTGACGTGGGCCACGATTTCGGTCTTGAGGGGTTCCAGCTTCCGAGACTTCCAGACCTTCAGGCACTCAGTCTTCCCGCCCTTACGGCTCGACCTTGGCCAAACGGTCCAGAACTCTGAGAATCCGTCGGGCATATCGTCCGACGAGCGCGAAGCGCGAGGGGGAACATCTGAGCGAAGCGAAGATGTGGGCTCTTCTCTAATCCCATCTTCTCTTATCTTATCTTCTCTTATCTTATCGGTTACGCGTGGGTTCGCCATGGGTTCGCCATGGGTTTCTTCTTGGTTATCCATGGGATCGAGCTGGGTTAGCGCTGGGTTACCCGTGGCTAACCCATGGGTTTTCGCTGGGTTCTTCTTTGGTCGCCCGCCAGTCCCACCGTTGCGCCATGCTGCGATGAGTGAGGCGTTCTTTTCAGCCCACCCGATGACCGTCACAGTGTCACCATCGCGGGCGATGAAGCCGGCATCGATGAGCGCCTTCTCGAACGTCTCAGCGTCAGCAGGACATTTGCACTGAGCCCGCAGGCCGGCTGTAGGCATGACGAATGAGTCAGCCTTTCGATCCTGGCAATGAGCCCAAAGGCGCATGATGTAGACGGGTGCCGCCTGATCGTTCAGAGCATGGATCACCATGCCCGTTCGCCAGTGGTCGAAAAAGTCTGGGTCGACAATCAATTTCAATCCTCATTGGTGGTCGGCCCGGGGTGAGAATTCCGGAGCCCACACCTTCACAGGTATATACGGTCCCAGACCGACCCCAATGAGGACTGTCCGGCTCTATTCGCTTCTCACGGCGATGGCCCAATTCTACGCCTTGGTGCCACGGCGGGCAATGTCAAAGCCTGGAGGATGGGCGCGCAAACCCAGCCATGGCGCGCAGCAGCTCTGACGAGTCCACGCCGTAGCTGGTTGTCGGGATGACTGGCGGGCGGGGTGAATTGGCAGGCTTGGCCTTGCGCGGTCGCTTTATGCCAAGCACAGCGCACGCCGACGCGACATGAGTGCGGCACATGCCGAGCGAGGCGGCAATCTGGCCGTGCGTCTCGCCAGCCTCCACGCGGCGGCGGAGGTCTTGTTCTGTGGTTGTCATTTCTTGGCGTCCTTTGGCGTCATATTGTTGTAGTCCTGCCAGGATGAAGAACTGTCAATAAGCCGCAATACGCGGTCATGCACGACAACTGAACGAGCACGCCAGTAAAGCGCGCTCCGCGCGTTCCCGAGAGTGTGATTGGAGATGGCGGCACTTTCTGACTCTGCACTAACCCAGCAGGCGCACGCCTGTCGTATAAGGCTGCGGTCGCTTGCGTTCATCACAGGACCTCCTTCACCGGGGCGGATGGAAGCGGCATCCAGTGCGTCACGCCATCAACGAAGTTGAGCGACCACGCCTCATGCACGCCGCCATCGTACTCGCAGTCCGGGTGATCCATGTCCAGGATCGTTGCAACAATGTGAGCCGTACCCGGCTTAAAGGCCAGGAAGTAGCCATCCTTTGGAGCTGTCTCAATGGGTTGCCAGCCATTGGTGTCCAAGGTGGAGCGAAGCGCGCGAATCGCTTCCTTCACCTTGTCGATATCAAACCACTGCGATCCGGGCTCGTGTGAGCCGTCCCATTCGCATGTCTCCAGCGCTTCCAGCGCCTGCCGCATGACGGCGGTTGTGTCTTGTGTGGTGGTCATTCGATAATCCTTGGTTTACGAAAACTCGCCAGTGATGTAATCCCAAGTCCCCTCGCCGCGTCTAACACAATGAACGCCGTCAACATAGTGCCGTTGAACATCCAAGTTCCGATTTACTATGCGACTAAGCATCTCACCAACGCTAACGGTTTCTCTGTATTCGTTTCTGATATAACTTCCATCAGCGGTGAATAGCTTTATCCAGTCATACAGCGTTGTTATTCCTTTTTCTGGAATAACATGCAGGCTGAACGCCCAGCCGGCGCTGCTTTTCCCGATGTGCAGCGGCTCAAACGGCCGGCCGCAGCATTCGCAATCTTTCTTTTGGTGAAGGTAGAAGTTAGTTCCCATTTTCTATTCCTTGGTTAGTGGCGGCTAGGCCGATTCGTCAGAGGGCCGCCTGTCTGGCTCTGTCTAGATGCCCGTTGTTCCAGCGTCCAATCGTGCCCAGGAGGGGGCGGATAGCTGGCGGGGCCCATCGGCCGGGGGCTAAGTGTTCAGCGTGCGATGTAGATGCGGACCAGGCCGTCTTTGCCGGTCTTGCGCGCCAGGCGCTCGCGGCCTTTCAGCCACTTCTGCGGGTTTTCGTCGTCCGACAGGCGGCGCCACGGGCATGAGCTGATGCCGAGACGTTCCAGCTCCATCATCGTCATGGGGCCGTTGCGGCGCAGGGCGGCGATTAGTTCCTGTTGGTGCGTCACTTTGCGGCCTCCATGGCTTGCTTGGTGGCGGCGATGAGGGCGCGGGCGTAGGCTTCGGCGCCTCCCCTTGTTGCAAACGCAGTCATGCCTTCCAACATGCGGTAGTCTGACTGATCTTCATCCCATGTAAAGCTCGCAGTGCGATCACTGGACAGCGGGTGAATCGTCCAGTAAACATCGCCACGCTTCGGCACCTCAGTCATCGGCATCGGGAACTCAACTCCGGCCAGGACGCACATTTTGGCGGGCGGTGATGTGGGCTTTTCGCCGATGGCGTAGCAGTTGGTTTCATACCACAATGGGATTGAAGGGCACTGCGTCCATTCTCCGGCAAACCAATGCCACACCTTTTGCGACGGATCATCCGCCCACTTCTTGATCAGATCGGCGTGCTTGTGAGGTGTAGTCATTTCTTCTCCTTGAATTGCAGTCGGAAAGCTGGCCCCTTGGGGCACTTGTTGGAGTAGTGCCCTGGCTGGGCGCAGATGCAGCACATTTTCATGATGCGGCCTTGATGTAGATGACGTCTCGGACAGTACAGTCAGTGCCGAACGCGCGCTCTGCCTTATCGACGATCTGGCTGCAAGGGAAAAACTCCCAATTGCACCCACGGCATCTGTCTTCTATTGACAGTTCCGGCGCCTCGACATACTTCACGCCGTCGATTTCCATGAACGGAACTTCAGGCGTTTTAGGCAGAGCCGGGAACGATGCCGGCACCTTCAGCACGCGCTCGCGGTTGGCGCGCATCTTTTCAAACTTGGTTTTCACTCTTCCTGCTCCTTGAGTTTGGGCTTGATCTTGGCGATGCCTGCAGACAGCAGGGCCAAAGTACCCCGGGTTGGTTCAACAGTGCCCGCCTTGATCCTGTCCAGCGTGCGACGAGCGACACCGGATTTCCGAGAGAACTCGGTCAGGTTCTTGATGCGGGCGACGATGGCTTTTGCTTCGGCTTTGTTCATGGCTCAATCATGCCACATGGCGCTGATAAGTCAAGCGCATGGCGCTAAAAATATTTGTGCGAAGAGGGCTTGCAATCGCGCCACGTTGCGCTAGAGTTGAGGCACTGGCACTGAGCCAGCAGGAGCAACAACATGATCGCAAAGACCATCGCAGCCGCAGCGGTTCTTCTCGCCGGGGCTGTTCACGCAGACTCATTCACAGGCCCGGACAAGGCCAAGCACCTGGCGGGCTCTGCCGCCATCGCTGCAGCGGTGACGCTGGCAACTGAGAGCGAGCGGGCCGGCTTCTGGGCTTCGGTTGCCATCGGCGCGGCCAAGGAAATTGCGGACAGCCGGTCTCCGCGCCACACGGCATCGCTCAAAGACCTGGCGGCCGACGTTGCCGGGGCTTACATCGGGTCGAAGGCTGGCGCCTACATCGTCATCCGTCGCAACCAAATCACTGTTACCAAGGTGTTCTGATGGACAACGCAGAAAACACAATGCAAGCCGCTGACGCAGCGTACAAACGCGCAATTGACGAGCTGAACGGATGGAAAGGCTTCTATCTCGTTCCCCGCTACTACTGCCAGGCCACTTTCATGCCTCTCGGCAATGCATCGGTAAAAGTTGAGTACGAAGTCGTCAGCGGGCAGGCCATCGTTCTCCGCGCGCTCATCAATGGCATGGTGTTGGATGCCGAGGAGGTGATTCCGGCGCACATCCGGGATGCGTGGGAACAAGAGCTGACAGACGCTTACAAGCGTGATCAAAGTAACTTCTAAGGAGCACTGAAATGAACAATCAAGTCTGGGAATCCACCAAGAACCACCGCCACGCCGACATGGACGACATGGGGGAATGGGCAGAGAGCAGCCCGATGATCAAGCGCGCCTACATCCCGCAAGGCTGCGACTACCAGGGGCGTTTGGTGCCGACGATCAAATCGGCCGAGCCGTTCCCGGTCATCAAGGACTATGCCGAGGACGACGACCAGAGTGAGAGCGCTGACGGCGAAGTACTGCGCTTCCTGGCAATCGTCATGGTTTCGATCTGCGGCGCCCTGTCGTGGGCCAATGTGCTGGCTGGTGCATGGAGTGCGCAATGAGCGGGCACACTCCTGGACCGTGGGTGTGGTCTGGCCGCTTTCTTCGCGGCAGCGATGGGCTAATCCTTTGGCACACATCATCAGACTACGGGGTTCATTGCACAGATGGCAACGCCCGCCTTATCGCTGCCGCCCCTGATCTCTTGGCAGCTCTGCAGGCATTCGAAAGCGAAATCGCCCCCAATGATCCAAATGATCAGCTGTGGACAAACGCCCGCGCAGCCATCGCAAAAGCAACAGGAGGTAAGCAATGATCAAACTCCTAGACATGCTCTGCGTCGGAATCGGCTTTGCAATCGAGCGCACTTGCTCGCGCTGGCCTGGCGTTGCGCTGGTTGGGTTCGTTCTGGCGTGCTACGTGGTTGGCGCGCTGATTGATGGGGCTTGACATTGGCGCCAGGTGGCGCATAATGAAGTCTCTTAGGAGATAGGATGACAACAGCAAACAATGACGATTGGATGCCAATCGGCACGGCACCTGAAGACTCGACGGCTATCGACATTTGGCGCCCTGGCGACGGCCGGCTCACTGACTATTTCCGAGTGGCGCTGAGTGAGCAAAACGTGTTCTACGCGCCGCGATTCAGGGGCCCGTGCGTCGTTCGTGACGCTACGCACTGGCGACCAATCCCGAAGGACCCGACATGACCACATCAATTTTTCGAGTCCACGTTGATGGGCATGCAATTGAAGCCGTGGCCGATGCCGGGAGCGGGTTCATCTACATCCGCACCGTAAGCTGTGATGACACGGCGCATTTCGGGTTTACAGGCTTCTCTTTGCCGCTGGAAAAGGCGGTTGAGTTTGCCGATGCAATTCGAGACGCTGCAACTGTAGGAAGGAAAAACAAATGATCCGCGAATTTGTCCACACGTATCGCCTTTACAGGCGAATCCATGGCGTCGTGTACGCTGCCCGCATCGCGTTTGGCGTTGCATTCCGTGGCCTTCCGTTTTGATCATGGAATACCCCAATCTTGCGGGCGTAGCCACCGCCGAACTGGTCGACACAATTGGAACTGGCAAGTTCAGCGCCGCCTATATCAACTGGTCGCGCACCATGAATTTGCTGCGGACCCACGCCCCGGGCTGGCTACCTGAGCTTGTCGAGACAAAGGCGGGCGATATCCTGCACCAATCGCCGGTTGGCGCTTATTTGCTGATCCGTTTTCGGCATGGCGATGCAGTAACGCCAGCCGTCCCGCAGGCGGTCATGGACACGCGCAATGCGGCAATTCCGCTCGACCGCATCACGGCCCGCGATATCACAGACACGCACCGCCGTGGCGTGTGTATGGCGGCTGCGTTTACATTCGGCCTGGCTTATGAGCTTTGGGCAAAGCTGCCGCTCGAATCAGGCTATCCGCCCCAAGATGATGATGGCCGAGACAATGGCGACAAGTCAGAAGCATTTGACGCGAAAGCCGCAGCTTTGGAAGTGAAGGCGGGCGTAAAGCGCGGCGACGCGTCGGGTGCCGCAAGATACTTGGCCGGCCTCACGCAGTCCAGACTTGATGCCGTTTGGGCGAAGCTGACAAAAGATGAACAAGACCAGTTGACGGCCGTCTGGCCGTAAGGAGAAAACATGACAGCACTGTATTTGATTGCGCAAGAATACCGCGCAGACCTGGAAAAGCTGGCAGAGCTTGAGCTTGACGAGCAAACCGTAGCGGACACGCTAGAGAGCCTTGGTGGCGAACTTGAGCAAAAGGCGCAAAACGTCGCGTTGTTTATCCGTGGCCTTGAGGCTGACGCTGACGCGATGCGCCAATGGGCCAAGGACGCAACAGATCGCGCAAAGGCCATGGAACAGCGGGCCGAACGCATGCGCGACTATCTCGCTAGCTGCATGCAGTCTTGCCAAATCGAAAAGATCATCGGCCCCGGCGTTGAGTTGGGATTCCGTAAGTCATCGGCCGTTGTGATTGATGATCAAGACCTGATCCCTGCAGATTACATGCGCACCAAGCCGGCCCCGCCGCCCGAGCCCGACAAAAAGGCAATTGCCGACGCCATCAAGGCCGGTCTTGATGTGCCTGGCGCTCATGTCGAGCAACGCAAGACATTGCAAATCAAGTAACCATTTCCCGGCGTGCATTCGCGCCACTCACGCAGCGGGCCTCCTCCTAGCCCATGTGCTTGCGTAGTGGTAGACACTAGGTGTCTGCGCCTTTTTCTTCTTGCATCCGCGCCAAATGGCGCTATGATTGAGGCTCAAAGGAGATAGACATGACCGAAATCCAATCCCCCCAGCCTGCACCCTTGAGCGATTTCGACGCCAAGGTCAAAGCCGCCGCCGAGCACGCCGTGCTGAAGTTCATCGGCGAAGGCGGATGGCTGATGCCGAACTACGAGGCGCGGCTGAAGCTGCCGGCCGAGTGGATGGCGCAGGCCTGGGCGCTGGTGGACCGCGACGCGCTGCTGCGGAAGTTCGCTGAGCGCATTGAGTCCGAGATGGTGGACCGCATGGTCAACCACATGGCGTCCGAGCTGACCACCGACATCAAACAGATCCTGAGCGTGCAGGAGCGCCGCGAGGCCCTCCGCTCGCTTGCCCGCGAGCACATGACCGCAATCATGGGCTCAACCGGAAAGAAGGCCTGACATGGCCGCCACCGAGCAACAAGTGAAGATGGCCGCGCAGCTCTACGACATGCGCGACAAGGCGAAGCGCCTGCTTGGCGAGCGCTACCGGCCTCACATGGCCGAGCTGGGCAAGATCCTCAAGATGACGGCCGACCGCGACGGGAAATCGGTGTTGGCAGTCGCCACCGAGGTCGCCAAGAAGCGTGAACTGATCGGCATGGACCTGATGCTGGTCATGGCTGCCGCAGTTGAACTGGAGGAACCGTCAGCATGACCACCGAAAACCAAGCCCCTGAGGGTAGACACGACCTGCGCACGGACTTTGAGTCGTGGGCACAGAGCACGCCGCCGGATGAGCGCACGAACTGGGAGGTGTTCCAGGCCGGCGCCCGCGCCGCCCTTGCCGCCCAGCCCCAGGCGCCCGTGGCGCTGACGGACTGGCAGATTCAGGCTATTGGCCTTGAAATGCCTGCATCGCCGCAGCCCGGACGCCTGCTGCGCTTTGCGCGTGCCGCAATCGCAGAGTTCTGCCGTGTGAACGGCCTCGCCGCACCGCAGACCAAGGAGCCCAAGGCATGAGCGGGCGATATCTCCGCTGGACGCCGATCACCTGCTGGTGGTGCGGCTACGTATCGACAACACCGTTTGAAGACCATCGGCTGTGGTGCGGCGCTCGTCCGCGCGACTGCATCACCAAGGAGCCCACCAATGACCGCTGACCGACTGGCGCAGGCGCTGCGCACGATCCGAGACTGGCCGGCCCGCGATGGGTCAATGCTGGACGTCCCCAAGCAAGTGGCCGCCGAAGCCCTTGCAGCTCATGACGCCGCCCAAGCCCCAGCAGAGGCGCATGGAGAAGCGCCCGCCCGCGTGGCCGCCTACATCCAACGACGCAAGCAAGCCAAGTGCATCGACGTGGAATACATTCACGGGTTTGACGTTGGGCCTGATGGCGGCTTCGAGTTGCGCTTGTCTGACCTGGAAGCGCTGCTCTCCAATGTACAGCCCAAGGCAGCAGAGGGGGATGCGCCTGCTTGGTATGCCGTCACCAGCCTGCGCGCGCCGACCATCGACAAGGTCATCCGTCGCTTGGACGTGGCCGAAGAGTATGCCGACAAGCAACGCGAGGTGTGGCCCGACGTGGAGGTCGTGCCGCTCTACACGCGGTCGGCGCCCAAGGCCCAGCCCAAGGGGATGCCGCTGACCGAGACACGCGAGTACAAGCACGCGATGGGTAACTGGCTGGGCGCCGTGGGCGAGCTGATTGAGGCCATGGGCCGCCCCAAGTTCGCTGCCGACACGCCCGTCGCCGTCATCGCCGAGGCCATCCGGGAGGCCGCCAAGCGCTTGGCGGCCCAAGCCCCCGCGTCTGCACATGGCCCAACCGGTAAACAGGTCGTTGAGGCGCTGCGCGAGGCAATGGAGAGGGCAGGCGTTCCGCACAGCTTCAGAGCCGACCTGGTTGGCTACTTCTGCAATGGCTGGAACGGGCTTGTACAAGCCCCCGCAGTAGGGGCTGAGCCGGCGACACGAGAGGTCTGCGGACGCAGCTATGTTGAGGTCCGCACCGAGGCAGTTGACTGGCTGAAGAAGCACTACCCGGCATTGTGCGAGAAGTCGGGACTTTGCGAACGCATCGGTGGCCAGCTCTACACGCGGTCCGTGACGCCTGCCAGCAGCAAGGGGATGTCATGAGCCGCAGCCGAATCCGTTTCCGCCGTCCAGACCTGTGGAAGCCGGTCAGCGGCGCTATGCAGGCAGTGCCTCCAGCAGATTGCCAGAATGGCTGGGGCTACGTCCGGCGCGAGGACTATGCAGCGCTGGAGTTTGAGTACCGTTTAGCGCTCATCAAGCTAGCCAGCGCCGGGAAAAAGGTTGCAGGGCTGGTGCGACGGCGCGCGGAAGTGATGGATGCCCGCAATGAGGCAATCCTCATGTGGCACAAGCACTGCGACAGCTTCAGCGATGCGCTCGGAAAGGCGCCGCCGTCAGTTGTGATCGACGCAATGCTGGAGTTTGCCGCTATTTTCGATGTGCCGGTACAGGGGAGCCAGTCGTGATCTATCGCAACGTCACCGCCTACCTCGTCGCCCTGCGGGCGTGGCACCACGAGAAGCTGCGCGCGGCAATGCGCGGCGAGTCGTTCACCCGGCCTGAGCCGACCTTGGAGCGCCAGCCATGACCATCGACGAAGCCCGCAAGCGCCTCATCATGGAGACGCTGGACGACGAGCCGGGCGCCATCGGCGCCGGCTGCACGCCGACCTTCAAGCCCGGGTCATGGACGCACATCCCCACGGTGGACGACCTGACGACCTTCTACCTGTCCCGCCTGCCGGCCATCCGTGAGGCGGCCGAGGCCCACGGCTACGCCATCGGCGTGCATGGATCGCTGCGCCGCGATTTCGACCTGATCGCCGCCCCATGGCGCGATGGCGCTGCGGACGCCGACACCCTGGCCCACGCAGTCGCCCAAGCCGCGTGCGGCATCGACCGAGCCGGCGCCTACGACTGGGAGCAGAAGCCAGCAGGCCGCCTCGCCACCAGCATCCCGATCTGCTGGCCCGCGTGGCACGGACAGGCCGGAGCCGGTCACATCGACCTGTCGGTCATGCCGGCAATTCGTATCCCCTCACAGGGAACACCGACATGAGCAACAAGATCATTGGCGTCGAATCTGATGGCGTCATCGAATGGCACGCCCCTGGTGTCGCAGGCCCAGACTACGCCACTCTCTGCGGCCTCGACGGCAACGACGACGCTGTGGGGCAGCGCCCAGTCGATATCAAGCCGCCCCGCGGCACCAAGATTGATTGCCACGAGTGCAAACGCATCTGGGCCGGCGTGCGCGACCTGAAGTTGCGCGAGTCGGATTTCGCCTAACCCCAACCCCGCCGGTCGCACAAAGGAAACACCATGAAGATCATCGAGAAAGGCTCTGTGCCCGAGACGACGCCGATTCAGCACCGATGCAACCACTGCCGCACGCTGTTTGAGTTCCTGCCCAGCGAGGCGCAGCACATCGCCGACCAGCGCGACGGCGATGTCTACAAGATCGGCTGCCCGCTCTGCAAGCGCGACTGCTGGCCACCCGTGCCGCGCCGCTGATTCCCATCCCCCATTGCCGCCCATGCGACCCGAAGCCGCCATCACCTCAGACATGCCGGACGCCTGCCATCAGTGCGGCGCCGAGTGGGCTGCCGTCGAGTGCGTCCACACCGGAGACGACCGGGCACTGGACGGCTACGAGGACTGGTGCTGGTGTCGCGTATGCGGCGAGGACTGGTTCTACCCGCATCGGCTGGCGACAGCCGCCGACATTTCCTAGTCCCCTGCCGAGCACATCGGCAGGTTTACGGCTTGACTTTGAGGTAAGCCACCACGGCACCTAGGCCGCCCGTGTAATACAGCACGCCGATGATGACTACAGCGCCTGCGGCCTTGCGCAGCATCCATCCAAACCAGCCCATAATCCAGCGGCCGGACTCTTTTTGTGCAGCCGTGGACAAAGCCTCTTGCATCGCAGCTAGTCCAGCCCGCCAGGTTTCTGGATCTGCAATGGCCGCCCTTGTGCCTGCGGCTGAGCCCGCCATTGTGGCCGCTTGGATTGCGTCAAGATCGCTTTTGTCCACGGTGTCTCCCCAATTCGTAAAGTAGGCCGAGAGCTATTAACCCGGCAAAGACGAGTCCCAGTAAATACGACGGTTTCCCGCAGAGGCCCGCGAACTGCTCGTATGCCTCATTGGGCGCCCCGATGCCTTTGACGATGCGGCAGATTGTCGTTTGCGACTCTTCAAAAACCGCCCACAAACAAACAGCCGATACATCAGCACGCCGAGCCAGCAGACCAATAACAATTGCGAATAACGCGCCCTCAAGACCTCGAAGAGCGTAGAAAATGTTTCGTGCTGCATAGCCAACGTTATCAAAGTACGAGGCAAGGATATCGTAACCGTAATGGGTCAGCGCGACACCTGCCAGAACTACTGGGGCGACCCAGTGCCGCTTAGTCATCGGTCGAGCCGGGGCCGCCGCCGCCTTGGATAGATGCGACTTCGCCATGCGCTGCTGGCTTCCTCCCATTCAGCCACCAAAATGCAACAGCACCGGCAATTGCGCCAATAGCGAACGCGACCACATATTCCATGTTATTACCTTCCGTTGGTTGTCAATAGGCGCCGCGCTTCATCAGGCGTTTTACTGCCTTCGTGAGCGTTGAATTCATTGTTCCCGGCTCGTTGAATTCTGCTGCGCCAATTTCAAAAAGTCGAGCCTCGCCAATGTAAAACGGGTTTGATGCGTTTGTACCAAACTTGAGCGTGAAACTTGCCGCCGATGGGGCGATAAAAAACTTTATCACTTCTGTGTGCCAGTTCGGCACATTAGACCCGCTGTCGTATTTTAAAACGCCATCAACCGAAAGAGCGCTCCATCCCTTTGTGGTAAACCCAATCGCAAAATATCGAGTTCGAGCAATCGGCGTTATAGAAATAACGCGCGAACACCTATCAAAGTCGGCGGCAGAATTTGGGACGAATAGCGCCCATGTCCCGCTGATGGTCTCAGGGATTAGCTGCCATTGCGGTATTGCCATGTTTGTCCAAAACGCTGGGGTGGCGCCTGGGCCTGTAATGACGAGCGCGCCGCCCGTTGCCGTGGTTGTATTTGCGCCAGTGACTGCACAAAAGTCGCCGGCCTGCAGCAGCATTTCAGAAGGCTGCAATTGGTAAACAAGCTCTTTTTCGTAGTCCTCGCCAGTGACTTGACTGCGGATTACCGTCGTTGTCTGGTCGAAAACATTTGTTGTCGGATACACGGACGGCATGACGAGCGAGCCCCGCAAGTTCCACTCTGCGTCGACAAACAGATTTCCGCTAATGTCTTGGGCGAACACCTTCGCCCGGGAGAGATTGCCAACGCCTGGATTTACGTGCGTTGCGTCTCCGCTACCCCATGCGTCTTCGGACTTGATCGACAGAGACAGGATTGCGCCAGAAAACGTTGAACCTTCCCATACATAGCCACGGTGGTTTTCGTAATAATTCAGCTCAAACGACGCAACGCTGATATAGCCGGAAGTCGAGAACTCCCAAACGCCGCCCAATGCGCCTGGCATGATGTTTTCAATGACGTTATTGTATACACGGAGGCTGCGGCCCTCGCTGAATCGGCCGGCATGATTCAGCTGGAAAATATGGTTGTTTTCAATGTCTAGAACAAAGTTCCCGAAATACTGGTCATCACACCAGATGCCATAAGATCCAACGCCGACACCTTCTGTGCCGACAATGCCTGCAATATCGTTGTCTCGAATGGTTGTAATGACGTTGGCGCGCAAATCGACAACTTTCCCGCTAAAGCCGCGCGTCGTGCAACCACACATTTCCGCAAGGGCGGTGTTTTGGAATCGAACAGCAGTTGCGCCGGTTGCCGTCTTGAAATGAATGTTGCGCACAGAGCCGCCGCGAGCCGGCCCGGTTGCGTCCGGGTTCCCGTCGTCAATCCCAAGCTGCAGCGCAACCCCCGCGCCTGTGTAGCTGAATACCGTTCCGCAATTGCCGTCGTAGTCCGAGAATTCACCCTCTAGCGTCAGTTTGCTGCCCTTCGGGACCTGCAGTGTTTGGGCGTGGACATAAAGCCCGGCAGGCGCGACCAGGCGGCGGCCATTGCAGGCGGAAAATGCGGCATTGATATAGCTCGAAACGTCGATTACAGAGGTGAAATTCAGAATTGCCGCATGCAGATTGTCGGGGATGAAATCGAGCAGACTGACGGACTCGAAATTCTTACTGTGCTGAGTTCTCCCAAATGAGCCGGTTAGCGGCTGCTTGACGCCGATAAGTGCGTCACCCTTGGAGGCGTCCGATGTGCTGGCGAAATCTGGCCTGATTGCGCTAACACTAGACCCAAGGCTGTAATCTGCAGAATTCGGCGCCGTGAAAACGAGCCGTCCGCGCCTGTCTTTAACCGTTAATGAATAATCGCCCGCTGCGTAAACCATTGCAGGCGCTCCGCTGCGTGCGGCATATCCATTTGCAATCCTGATTGGCTGCGCCGCAGGCTGTGTAAGGGATTGGTCCCAGTAAACGGTGATTGGTGACGTTTCCGGGTTCTGGTTTGCAACGCCGAAATACAGCTTCCCGCCATCGAGCGGCGAACCGTCTGTGTCGAAAAACTGCGGATATGGGGATTCGATGGCGAGCATTTACGGCCTCTTCTGTTCGCTTGGATTGTAGGACAAGGCATCATTGATGCGCGCTCTAAGATTGCGGTCCTTGATGTGTTTGAGGCCCAGCTTCGTCGCTGTTGCAAGAGGAGCTGGGACGCCGGTAACAAGTGCCGCGCCAAGGTCCGCCGATGCCGTCAAAAGCGTGGTTGCCGTGTTTGAGAAATTGATCGCGGCTTCTGGCGGGACCGTTTTGGCAACTTGAGCGATGTCGTTAATATCGCGCAACCGCTGAGCACCCAGCTTGCCGAAAATGAATTCCAGCTTGCCATCGTGGTCTAGGGCGCGGATTGACTTGTCCAGAGCCGCAGGAGACAGGACGCGGTTGCCAGCGGAATCCGCAGCTACGCTCTTGGTTGCGTCGTCTCGAATGCGCTTCAGCGTCTGCCCCTGTAGCTCGCGCCATGCCTGCGCGCCATCTTCTCCACCGCGTTGGAGAATACGGCGCATGTTCCGCACGTCATCAAGGCTTCCCTTCATTATCGAGTGGTCAAACACGTCTTCAAGCGCAACGGCTCGATCTTGAGTGCCAGGCTTTTTGGATAGCAGTTTTGCGACCGTCGCGCGGTCCTCAAAATTCTGCGCCAGTCGGGTGCGCATGTTTCTGGCGTTGCGGAAGATCGGGCCGATCGCGGGCTCTGTCTGCGCGTCAATTAGCCCCTTCATAATCGTCCCGTGCCTGATATCTGCGTCCTTCATACTGTCAATCGACTGGCTGATGGACGAGCGCCAATCTTCCATTTGCTGGATGGTTGCGGGGCGCGGGACGAGCTTGCCGTTTTCCATGTCGGCGATGCCTAGCTTCACGGCGTACTGGCGCGCCGAATCAGCAACCGCAGAACTTGGAAGCCCTGTGGGCTGCTGGTTGATGTAGTCTATTGGCGTCCCGGTGATTGCGCGGTCGCCCTCGCCGATTGTCACTTGTGCTGTCTGGTCAACAATGCGCCCAGCTTCCGGCGATTTGCGGGCCGCTGTATAGGCGGCGTCTACACTGGCTTTGTCTCGTGCGTATTGAGCAGTGAGAGCCTTGTCAACAGATTTACCAGTTGCCCGCACGGTCGGACTGATTGCCCCGGTGGAGTCAATGTCGTTTTCGATGGTGCGAAGAAGCGCCTCGTTTTGCGCAATTCGACGCTGGCGGATGGCGCCGCCAAGCTCCATGTTTTTACCGGCCGTGTCGGTCTCGAACTTGAGCTGTGCCGGGTCGCGCGTGGCTTGCCCGCGCGTCAATGCGGCCTCGCCTGTCAAGCCGACACTTTCTGCCGTTGCCACGCGCTGCGCTGCCACATCGGTGCCTGCCGCGCCAGCGCTGCCCATGGTGCCAGGCGTAGGCGTCGACTCTTGCTTGGAGATTTTCGCCCAAGCCCGACTAGGAAGCGTGGTTGCACTGCGTTGCACAGTGCGCGCGGCGTTGGCCGTGGCGTCAATCGCCTTTGCCGCCCCCGCTGCCGCAGCCTCACCTACGGCTGGGCTAACTATAGCCCCGGCGTCACGGGCTATGCCCTCAGTAGCAGCCCGCGCGGTTGTCCCGGCGGTTGCGCCGGATCGGCCCAGCCTCATCGCCTGCGACAGCGCAGCGGCCTCGCCGCCAAGACCGGCAAGCGGCGCCACGAAGTTCATGGCCGCCTCTGCGTCGCGTTGACCAGCATCAGTTCGCGGGCGGTAGACCATGGATTGCATGGTGCGCTCAAAATTTGGGTCACTGATGAGCGCTCGGGCTTGTTCATCATTTCCAAGCGCTGCGTGAATCAGGCCGGCCACAGTTTGCAGCGTTGAGCCCGCGCCGCCCGCCACTGTTGCAGGGATGGCCGACGCCATGCTGAGGGCCGCCTCGCCAGCGCCGACAATCTCGTTTCCAATGCGCTGGGCAATCCCATGCTCCTCTTGCTTCTGAGGAGCTGGGCCAGCCCCTGGGATTCGGTCGGCGGCAGACTGGTTGGCGCGGGCATCGCGCACGGCTACGGCCAGTCGGCGCGCGGCATCGGCGTCGCCCGCCTTGTCTGCGTTGACGAGGGCGGCCTCAAGGTCTTGGAGCGATGCCATTAGCGTGCGCCCAGCGGTTGCGGGTTGAGGTATTTGTTCACTAGGGCGTCAATGTCGCCAGGGGATGTTTTGACGGCTGGAGTGTCCGGCGGGCCGGCCTTCACACCGTAGCGTGTTTCAATGCCCTTTCGCGCCTTGAGCATGAGGCGCTGAACCTCGTCGAGATTCGTGCGGAATTGGTCTTCAGACTGCACGCGGCTGAGGTTCTGCAACGACGATTGGAGCTTGGCGCCCTCCTTTTCACTGAGCGCCCCCGTCCCCTTCATTGCCGGGATTTGAGACATGAACGCCTGAGAGCCAAGAGTGTCGATCAACGAGATTGCATCGTTGGCCTCATCGCTCACGACGGCAGGCAAACGCCCCTGAATTGAGCCGATAACGCTATCAAGGCTCTTGTTTTGCTTGAGCCGGTCAACCGTGTTGAGAAGGTTGTCAATGCTGCTAGTAGCGCTTTCCACATCGGCGACCTTCGCGCGGGCCTTGTCGTCCATAGCCTGCTGAGTCTCTTGAATCTTCTGCTTCAATTCCTGCCGCTTCAGATCGTTGCTTTCGCGGTTGGCTGCGGCGTTCATGGCTGCAATGCGGTTCGCCTCTTTGCGGTAGCCAATCTCGCTCTTGATATTCTCGATGTTCCAGCCCTTGACTTCTAGTTCTTTCAGGGCTGCGCTTTCGGCGTACTTTGCGCCCACTTCGGCAGTCGTTGCCTTAGCTGCGGCCTCGCGCATGGCAGACGGCTGCAGCTCTGCGGCGCGCTGCTCAGCACCGAACTTGCCTAGCGTCTCGGCCGCATCCTTGCCGGTCGGGTTGACTGCAAGCATGGCCTGGATTTGTCCTAGCGCAAATTCCGGGTGTTCGGCCGCAAGCTTTGAATAGGCCCGCATGGCCTGCGAGTCCTGCGTAGGCTGACCGCCGTTTTGCTGCTCAAGCAAATCAGCGCGTTGTGCGAGTGCATCGGCTGCTAGTTGCGGCTTGCCAGACTTGATCGCGGCACCCCACTGCAGGAGGTCGGAGGCCAGCCCGCGCTGCTGTTCTGTGCTGCGCGTCGTCCATGCGCGCTGGTAAGCCTCCGACGATTTCGGGTCGAGCGTCATCAGCCTGGCGTAGTTGTCGGCAGTGGGGTTTTTGAAAACCTCTTGCTGTGCCTGCAAAAGCTGCTGCTGCGCTGCCAGCTGGGCCTGCTGCTGTTGCGCGAGCATGGCCTGTTTTTGTCGATCGTCGCGGATAGCCGCGCCAGCGGAATAGCCCTGCAATGCCGCTTGAAACGGGTCTTTTACGTCCACGGAATAGTTGATGGGGTCCATCAGAATTTAATCCCGCCAAGAAGTGAGCCAATGCCGCTAGCAAACGAGTTGTAGAGGTTGGATTGAATCTTCCCCTGCGCCAAAGCATTGCCGGCCAGGGCGGACCCCTGCTGCTGTAGCAGATTGGTGACGTTGTTTGTAGATGCCTGGCCGAAATTCCCCGTTTGCGTTGCCGCACCAAGCCCCATTGATGCAAGGCCGCCTAACTTGTTGTATTGGTCGTTTATGGTGGCAGACAAGAGGGCTGGGGAAAACTGCGCTAGTGCGGCTTGAGTGTTTCCGCCGCGCAAACCGCCAGTTGCCGATGCATTTTGGAGAATCGAGTTCTCGCCTTGCTGTAGGAGCGATGTGAACTGCGGGGAGTTTTGAAGAGCCTGAATCGCCTGCGCCTGCGCATCAGCGCCGCTTAGCCCAAGCAGCGTTTGCTGCTGGCCCAGTGCACCAGTTCCGCCAGTTACATATGGCTGCAGGAGCGCTTGGATAGCGTCGAATTGCCGACGGTTTTCGGCAATGCCGGCCTCAGTAGAGGCGACTTGCGCCGCTGAAGCGCTATCCGCAGCCTTCGATTGCGAGCGCGACGAAAGAATCCCGCCAACAAGGCCGAGCCCGCCAGTAACTAGTGTTTCAATGCCCATAAGCCCTCACAAACACCCCGGGGCGTTCTTCTTTGAATCCGAGACGGGACACAAAATCCCGGCCGTCTTGCGTTTCTGCGCGAGTCATTGCAAACCCGTGCTTTTGGGCAACGGAATCAATGAGCGCAATGAATTTGCGGGAGAACCAGCGCCCAAAACCTTCGGGGTTGACGCAAGCATGCATTTCCGGGCCGTGGACGAGAACCGCGCCGACAAGGCGGCCATCAACCTCAACGGGATGGCACTCGCACGCGGAGACAGCGGCGTCGAACTCATCCAGAGTGATGCCGCCTAGCCTGGCTTTTGCTGAGTTGTACGCCGCCTCGATCATCAATCGCCGGTCCATATGCCCTCGCGGGTGTATGAGCTGCCGGCTTGCTCGTCTACTCAGCGTAGTCGCGCGCATTATGGCAGCGCGCAAGCCTTTTGGGAATCAGTTGGTGATTTCCGCCCCGCTCACTGCAATAGTGAGGCCTAGCGCACTGCCGCCAGCCCAAAGTGATCCGCCCACTTCGATAGCCTGGCCAATGACTTCTGGGCACAGATAAGACTCATTCGCGCCCAATCGGCGGCTGACAATCA